GTCTATGACTACGATGCTGACGATGGATGGCCTCCGGAGGGGATGATAGATGAATTAGTCGAAATTATAATGAAACTGGATGAGTCAAAGTAACCCCTACCACCCTCTCCCCTCTGACTACGGCCAGCTCACGAAAGCAGGCCAAAAAGAGGCAAGGGTGTCCATAATCCGCGACCAATCCACTCCCGAGAAGCTGGTGGATGCGTGGACTGTCTTTCGTAATCTTTATCTCCGCCCCCGGGAGTTTGCCTTTTATTCCGGCGGGTTTAAGCCCAGTCCTGAATTTCATTACGACATGATATATGACTTGGGGAAGTATGCCAGAAATGCTCAGGCTGCTCCCCGTGGATTCGGTAAAAGTATTGTGGTTGGAATGGAAGTCCCTCTCCTCCTCTCCATAGGCAGGCCCTACTACAGTATCGCCATCGCTATGTCAACGGATAAACTCATCGAAGGCCGCTTTGACAAACTAAGCATTGAGCTGACAGAGAATCCCTGGATACGTGAAGATTTCGGTGTCCTGCGGCCCAAGCGTGGTGGTGCTATCTGGAATAAACACCACATGCATTTGACTAATGGCTCTGTGATTGAAGGCTTCAGTATCATGGGGCGTAAGCGTGGTGCTCGTCCTCAACTCTTCATTATGGACGACCCTGAGTTCGACTCCGACATCACCGGCGGCTCGGCTGGCTCCCAGTATATCATCACGGAGAAGTACGAACAAATCCTCTTCCGCCAGATTATCCCTATGCTTGTGAAGGGCTCAGGTCTCTTTTGGGTCGGCACTATGATTAACCGTCGCTGCCTTCTCTACAGGGCGTGCGAAGAGGATGACCCTCGGTTTAAGAACTGGATGCGGAGAGTCTATGCTGCCGAGAACGCCAACCGAACCAAATCCTTATGGGAAGCTGCGTGGCCGAAAGACTTCCTGAAGGCCCGTGAAGCTGAGATGGGCACTTCCGCCTACTCTACAGAATACCTCAACCGCCCCCTCACGGATGAAACTAAACTCTTCAGCGTAGACACCGAGTTCAACGAATATAATCTCCCCGAGTACCGTGAGATGCCGCCGGAAGAAACCAAGCTCATGCTCTTTACGAAGCGGGAAATAGAGTGGAATGAGCGAGTCAAGGTCCGGACAGACAACGACTTCAACTTCGAGACTATCAGCAAGAAGGAGCCTGCCCGTGATGTATTCAGCCAGATGTACAGGGTCGCCATCGTTGACCCCGCATCCGGACTCACCGGCAAGCATGATTATAGGGGTGTTGGAATCCTCGGCTATGACCACAACAACTGCCTGTGGATTCTCGATATGTGGCTCGGGCGTGTCAAGGACTCCAAGTTCTATCCCATTCTCTATAACATGTCAAAGTCTTGGCAGGTTCGTGTAATCGGGATAGAGTCATTCGGCCAGCAGGGAAGCCTTTTTGACTCTTTCTGTGAGTACGTAGATGAGTTCACCAACAAGCTGATGTCCGCCAAAGAAGGAGTTCCTTCAGGCTGGGTCCCCCGTGTAATCCCCATCAAACCCCCTCAACGTCTGGACAAAGGCAGCCGAATCGCAGAGTTGGAGTGGAGGTTCCAATCAGGTAAAATCAAGTATCCTGCACACAGAGCCTCCGAATGGCCTATTTCCGCCTTGTATGAGCAGACTGAGAACTTTACACGGGACTTGGCTCTTCTTAGATTTGACGATGCCATTGATATTGTGGGGCTGAGTAACTACTTAATTCACACAAAGGGGCGAACTGGTGCTCAGGCTCCCATCAAAAAGACTCTCTTGGACCACATTAAAACCGGAGAGCAGATTGTGCCGGGAGTCCCAATACTCTCGGGTGTGAACGTCAACAAATTAACGGCAGAGGAGATTCATGCGATGGTTGCGAAGAAGGCGACTAGCGAGTATAATAGAGGAAACTATGAGTCTCGGAAGCCAGCCCGGATAATCGCCGGATAGGAGAATAAACATGAACTCAGAATTAATCCCTGTTATGATAGGCTTTACTGTAGTGTACGCCTGGACTCTTATCGTGGCTGGGGGCGACCTGATTAGACTTCACAAAGAGAACGCCAAGCTCCGGCGTGAAGTTGCAGAAGCCTCCAGAGTAATTGCCATAAAAAGAGCCGCCGAGGAGAAAGACTACGAGACGGCCAGGTTACTTGCCGCCGTTCATAGTAACATGGTGAAGACGAAGCCCTCTCTTTCTGCAGGGGCAAAACCGGAAGAAAAATCTCAAACAGGATTGCGAATAACTCAATCAGGATAAACTATGTACACCATCCCCATCCCTAAGAATAAAGACCAAGCTGAAAAAACTATCACGTATATCCTATCTGAAGGGAAAGCCAAACGAGCACCGAAGGCTATAGACTGGTGGACAGCCCGGTGGTATTTAAGAGGGGTCAGAAACTTTGACAACCTGAATTATCAGGATGGCACTCTTTCCGTAAGCTATATGAACGAGAGGGGGGTGCTCTGCTTTAAGTATGAAGATATTGTAAGTAAGTACCAAGCTCAACTAGGCCGTCTAATGCAGCTTAATCTCTCTCCTGTAGTCACTAAGGAGGGGATTAGTCTGGACGGCATGCGGAAAGCAAGCATCGGGCAGGTGGTGCTGGACTCCATATATCCAAAGCCGAAGCTTGATAAGATTCAGGCTGAGACAGCCGGTCTCCTTCTGAGGTATGGGACGACGGCGTTGATTCCCTGGTGGGTTGACGAAGACTCGATAGGAATAGAGGCGGTTCCCCCGTGGGAAATCCTGCCGATACCAGTCGAGGTGGACAACAATCAGAAGTGCCGTGGTCTTTTACGCCGAAAAGTAATTCCTCTTGAGTGGGTTAAGGGTCTTGCTACCACTCCTGCAGGTAAAGCTGACATCTACAAGCAAATGCATACGTGGGAAGTGCCTGCTGGTTATATTCCTGTTGAAGCCCGTGACCGTTTTCAGGGCTCAGTCGTTATAGGTAGTGGTGACATGACAGCCGCCACCCAAATGGAAACTCTGGCTGGAGGGTCCAGGAAAGCTACCAGAACCACGAAAGATAAGACAAGAATTAAGGTGGTTGAGGCTGCCGAGGTCTGGACTAAGACGGAGGACAACTACTGGGACGAGTACATCCTCTACGCGGGGGGTAAAGTCCTCTACCGCACCAGTTACGCAGGGGAGAAACGACAGTTCCCGCCCCAGGTTATAACAGACATCGACGTAGGTGACTTCTGGGGCCGGGGCTTTGTGGACTTACTGATTCCCTTGAACTGTGAGATGGAAGCTGCGTTGGCCAGACAGTTCCAGAACGTGAAGGACTGGGACCTCTTCGGAATTATTTATGAGCCTACGACTGCCGGAATAAACACTCGTGCTCAGCGTGGGCAGGATGGCCTCAAACGAATTAAGTATGAGCCTGACCCCATCGCACCGGAACATAAGCCATTTAACTTGCGGTTGAACTCTACCGGCCTGCTGCCTGCCAAGATAGTAGAGGCGGGGATGGCAGCACAGGATAAGATAGCTAACCAGCCGAATGAGCTGATGCAAGGCGGGGCTCCGGGACGTGTAGACTCCGCTTCCGGTCTTGGATTCCTGTTTGAAACCTCGAATGTCCCCCTTACCCCAACAGCAAAGGCAATCGCGTCGGCGTTCTCTGCCTGTTACAGAGTGACCTTGGACATTACGAGAAAGCTGTGGGGGCAGGATAAGGTACTGGATATTACTCATCTTGATGACTCCATAGCCGGTATACTGATAGACCAGGAAAGTGGGAAGATTAAGCTAACCGACAACTCCATCCCACATCCGGACGAGGTCATCGTCGACGTGGCCTCAGCAGTTCCCACTTCCAAAGAGCAAAGGAAGCTTGAGCTAAAAGATAGCTTGGCTACTGGAATCATTACACCTACTGAATACCGAATCATAGTGCGGAAGGAGAGTCTGGGGATACCTGTAGGCGGCGAGGTGGAGTGGCAGAACTACAGGCGTGCTACTCTGGAGAATATCATAGCGTTCGGGGATGGCCAGAAGCCGGGAGAGATTACCTACAGTGACAATGACATGCATCCTATTCACTTGATGAAGCTGGATGAGTTCATGGCTAAGCCGGAGTTCTTCCTTGCTAGCCCACAAGTACGAGAGAAGTTTGTCACTCACCGAAAAGAACACTTAGCTGGCATGGGGCAGATTCCGGACGAGATGCCGTATGCTGAGGAGGCGGCGGAGGAGACAATCGGCCAGATGGATATGATGCAACAAGGTATGCCGCAAGGTGGAGGGGGATTTTAGCCCCTGCAGAATGAGGCCGGTTCGTACACATACATTTAATGGGAGGAAGTACAAGATAATCGTGAGTCCTCCTCTGGATGGGATGTGCTCACAGTACAAGAA